AAAGACGCTAGAGAAAAAGAATCGGATCTTACCAAAAAAATTACTGCTTGTTTTGATAGTGCTGTTGGATGCGGGCAACCAAGTACGACTGGGTCTGGTAATGCTGGTGTTCCACCAGTAGCAGCACCAGTGGTGAATAAAGGTGTGGCTAAACCACACGGTCCACCAGCGGCAACACTCGCAGATGCTAACACGGTCAACAAAGGAACAAAAACTCCAGCAGATGTTAAGGGGTGGAGTACGGCAAAACCCGACATTAAAAATTCAATTACAAATGCGGCAGGAGCAACTGGAGTTAACCCCACGACATTAGCACAAATGGCAGCTCTCGAATCTAGATTTGGAGCTAATACACACAATCCTAAAAGTAATGCAACAGGCACGTTTCAAATCGTGCCAGGTACATGGAATAGTGTGGTTAACAGGGGCGGCGTCCCTGGAGTTCCACCTGGAACTCCATTTTCTGAAGCCAATAATCCAGAAAAAAATGCGGCTGTTGCAGCAGTATTGATGAAAGATAACCAAAAAGCTATCGTAAGGGCTGGGGGAGCTCCAAATATTAATTCAGTATCCGCAGGAGATACCTATCTTGCTCATTTCGCAGGAGCCGGAGGAGCAACTGCAGTGATTAAAGGAGATATTGCTACTAGTGGTAGCATGACCGTAAAAGAAGCATATAAGAAATACTTGAGAAACGGAGAAGCAACATTTGAAGCAGCTAGGAAAGCAAACCCCACGATATTAAACGAAAACACAACCGTTGGTGAGTTTAGAGCGCGAGCTGCCTCTTCTATGGCGAATTCTTCTGGGTTTGGATCTTCTGCCGTATCGGGACAAGATAACACAGTAGCCGCAGCCGCTATAAGAACTAATAATACACTCATAGAACCAAATATTCGCGGAAGAACTGCGAGAGTTGGGTTGTCTAGGGCTAATGATTGTCGTGTAGAAGCAAGTAAGTCATCTACCGCATCAACTTGTGATCAATCTCGGCCCGATGAGGGCCGAGAACGATTGGCAATAGCTCCAACGCCAGCACCATCTGCTCCACCACCAGGACCATAATTATGCCATTATTTTCAACACAACGAGATATATTTAAACAGGCTGGAGAACAACCATCCTCACAAGACACTATCACCATTGGCCAAGTGGTAGACACGAATGACCCTCAGCAAATGGGCAGAGTTAGGGTGGTATGTACACAATGGGGGGATTCTCTGGACACTGCACTGGAAGATTTACCATGGGCCATATATTGTACACCATTTGGTGGCCAAGTATCAATGGGCACAAGAGGACCTGGTATTCAAGAATCTTCAGGAGGAATTGCGTACGGAATGTGGGCAATTCCAAAGCTTGGTGCTCAAGTTTTGGTAATGTGTTTAGATGGTGACCCTTATTATCGTGTTTATCTTGGTTGTGTATTTGATCAATTTACCCCTCATACTCTACCGCATGGTCGATTTATGTATGATGATCACCCTGAATTAGAAAAAGAGGGAGGATCAATGCGCCCGTTTGGACCATTTACTTCACGGGAAGATATCATCGCTCCATTGCATGAAAATTTAAAGATGGCGTTTGGAAATAAGGATGAACCAAACTACGAATGGAGAAGTAGGGCGGCGGATTACACCGTAGCGGGAATAACCGTAGGACAACTTAACCAAACGTACAGTAAAGTCGGGGATGATAAGGAATTTTCATTTGACAACTGGAGCAGTACCCAAGGATATCAAACAAGTAGAATAGACCCCAACCCACCCGATGGCATAGGAAAAAATTATGATTCTATGGTATATTCATTCACCTCTCCTGGGTTTCATAGTTTTTCCATGGATGACAGACAAGAAAATTGCCGACTGAGAATGCGTACAACAGCCGGCCATCAAATTATCATGGATGATACTAACGAACGGATATACGTAGCCACCGCCAAAGGTAACAACTGGATTGAGATGGATCAGGATGGTAATATTGATATTTTCACAACAAACAAAGTGAACGTTAGAGCAGAGAAAGACATTAATTTTACATCAAATGAGACCATTAGAATGTATGCCGACAAAGGGATACATATGTATACAAATGATGAAATTAGGATGGAAGCTATTAAGGACATTCACGTAAAAACTCCTCAAAATATACGTGCTCATGCGGGGGTTAACATTCATGCTTCTGCCGATGCTAACTTTCACGCTAGTGCTGGGGAAAGTATGTATTTGTTAGCAGCGGCAGAATTACACGCAAAGAGTGGAGCTAATGCTAATTTAACAGGGGGCGGTACTGTTAACATTTTAGCAGGAGGAAATATCATTGAGACAGGGCCTACAATTCATTTAAATGGCCCTGCTGCTACACAAGCAACTAGCGCAAGTCCCCCCAATGAGTTAAATGCATTTTGGACAAGTCGGGTTCCAACCCATGAACCGTTCGCTCGCACAATGACTTCTGGTGATTTTACCCATGCTCCCGAGTTTAAATATGAGGACCAAAGAGTAAATCGTGAAGAACGTGGTAGAAAGATTGTTCGTGGTATGTATTATCGTAGATGATCCTGTTGGATAAATATAACGATTAAAGGGAATTATCATGCTTACAAAAGGACTGTACAAAGGTTACTCATCATACCATTACCAGACAAATAAATCATTTGGAATAATGGATGTTGAACTTGTCAAATTAGATTTACTGAATCACATATTTACCAGGAAGGGTGAACGTGTGATGATGCCTAATTTTGGTACTAGAATTCCCGATTTGGCGTTTGAACCACTTGATAATATCACCCTTGCCATATTGGAAGAAGATTTATTGGCTGTGGTAAATTTTGATCCGCGAGTCAAGTTATTGGATTTGGTGATAACCCCATTACCTGATCAAAGTTCTATAGTAGCCAGTCTAAAACTATTGTACGTGGAATTAAATATTCAGGGGAATTTAGACATCAACATTACGCTCGAAGGAACATAATTGGGGTGAACGAAAATCCATACGCTATTTCCACATTCGCATAACAACATCATCACTAGTGTGTATATTCAATCGCAGATGAACTGGTTTAGATAAAGTAGAAACGTAAATTCCACGTTTCGTTGACCATGCCATCGTATTTGTTCACCGATACTCTCCATAAATACATATTATATACTATTCAAGTTTGGAAAACAATATGTCAAGACTAATATCAAGAGCCGAAGGATGGGAAAAGGTATACACAGCATTTCAAAATATTAATTTTGCTGCGTTCGATTTTAATACTATTAAACAAAGCGTCTTAGATTACATCAAACTATACTTCCCAGAGACATTCAATGATTATATTGAATCGTCTGAGTTTATAGCAATCATAGAAGTATTTGCGTATATCGGAGAATTGTTGGCTTACCGAATTGACGTAAATGCTCATGAAAATTTCTTTTCATCAGCTCAACGAAAAGATTCTATTTTACGTCTTGCAAAATTTATATCATACACAGCTTCTCGGCCACTTCCAGCCCGCGGTTTAGTCAAAATCACATCTGTGAGCACAACAGAAAGTGTAATTGATGCTAATGGCGTCGATCTCGCAAATAGGATCATACGATGGAACGATGTATCTAATCCTAATTGGAAGGATCAATTTTTGCTTGTAATGAACAAAGTGTTGGATCAAGAATTTGGGTCTGTTGGACCACTGGATCGCTTTCAAATACAAGATGTATTATTTGAATTATATACACTACGCATGGTACCATTATTATTGGGGGTATTTCAATATAGTGCTACAGTAAATGGTCAATCGGTCCCAATGGAATTAGTGCCTATTGCTCATGATTTAGATATTGGAATTATTGAACGTAGACCAGCGGTTAACGCTGAATTTACTCTGCTATATGGCCAAGATGGACTTGGGGATGCGTCAGATACCACTGGATTTTTTTGTTTTACAAAGCAGGGAACGTTGCAGCAGCTTCGTGCTACATTTGACGGAATTACCCCTAACCAATCATATGACGTGTCGATTAATAACATTAATGATATTGATGTATGGGTGAATGCAGTCAATCCTGTAACTGGTGAAACATTAGATATTCGTAATGATGTACCGTATCGTACTGATGCAACGATGGGAAAATCAGGGGAATGGACGGAAGTAGACTTGGCGCATGCTCAAAACGTCATCTTCAATACTAATCCAAAGAGAAACAAATATGAACTCGAAACATTAAACAATAACCAATTACGAATTGTGT